CAAGGCGGCAGGGCTTTACATAGAACAAAAAATTATAAGAACCGGTAAGCTAGATGATTTATCAGCAGAAGAATTAGAGAAAAGACTTAAGACAATATTAAACGAATACTCGCCAATATTAGAGGGTGTTGAGGTAGATGATTTAAAAGACAAAGTTAAAAAATTAAAACCAATAACAAAGTCTAAACATTAAAGTTTAATTATTTTCTTTACCCATTTTCTTGGTATCATTGTTCTATCACCAAAAGTATATCCATCTTCATCTTTATCATAAGAGGCAAAAAGTTTTATTGCTGTTTTATCTTTTGAAAATAACCAACCTTCATTAACAGGTTTAGCTAGCTTCATTTTTTCAAATTCTTTTTCAGTAGCCCAACCAGAATCACTTACACAATCAACCCACTCAACTCTTACTTTAGAATAAGGTAAATCGGGAGCTTTATCAGTAATGACACTTTTTCTTCTTTTTCTAGGCATAATTATTTATACACCCCCTATATGTTTTTAAAATATTTTTTGTGGGTTTTTGAAAACAAAAGTCCCTCACGGCCCCTAGATGTAAGAATCATAGTAAAATCAATGCTTATTTAAGTCCTACTAAACAAATGACGTCTAAAAACGTTGGTATATAACAAAAGTCACCTCTGACACCCCGACACCTCATTTTTTAAACCACTGATTTGAAAAATTTTACTTTTTTAAAACATATATATGGGGTGACTTTGGCGTAAAACCTCACTTTTTGTTCCCTGTCCCTTGTCGCCTGTCTCTAGCAGCAAGGTTCAAGCGTCTTAAGTTTACTCTCAAACCGCCTTAATTTTACCACATTTTAGCCACAAACTCAAAATGAACACTGTTGCAAAAATGCAACTGTCACATAAATGCCACAATCTACAACGCTGTCCATTATGGGTCTTACATTGAGAAAAATTTAAGTTTGAACCCTATAGGTATATGAGGAGGCACTATTATGAAAAACATAAAAAAATACATTCCTAAAAACGCTGAAGGAAAAATAGAAAGCGTTCTATGGGAGTGGGATAAGGACAAGAAACAATTTTTAGTTCGGATCTTTACAAAAGATCAAAGAGCTAACGGTCGTTCTAATGTATTGTTT